GGCTACGGAACGGTAGCCCGTATTGGTGGCTGCGGAGTAGTCGCCCGTATTGGTAGCTGCGGAACGGTAGCCCGTATTGGTGGCTACGGAGTAGTTGCCCGTGTTCGATTGTTTATTATCTTCCCACTTCACACGGTCAAGTATAAACTTAACTCCAGCTTTTATAAGCCCTTGAAGTCCTATTTCGGCCTTTACTTTCAGGTGGGTGCAACATATTTTATCGCTTTTAGATTTGTCAAAATCGCCGCTGCCTTCAACTTCGCAAAATCTATTCAAGTTTCCTGTGTCGTCGCATGGTGTGTAAAAGTTTAGCACGTCCATAGGGTTTTCGCAGTAATGGAAACCGGTTTCGCAGGTGACGGCTTTGTCTGTTGAATACTCTTTTCCGACCTCATACTGAAAGCCGCGGCACTTCAAGTCCTTGTCAAAACCCTTGTAGCCTCTTATTATTTCCTTTTCCATAGCATTTACTTGTTTTTGTATCTAAGTTGTATAAACCCCTGCCTCTCATACTCTCGCAGCTCGTCCATCTGGCGGCTGTCAACCTCCGCCACGGTCTCTCCGTTAATTGTAATTCCCGGAGATACTGAAACGCTTGCGGATGCGGTCTATCAGGCCGCCGTCCTTGGTTGCCCAATAAATAGTTACTCGCATACTTCTTCTTGAAAAAATCTGCAACAAAAGTCTTTTGATGTCGGCATTGCAAAATTATTACAATACCCATGCGATTTATCGAAATCTTTACATGACGAACAGCTTGCCGGTCTGCCTATTTTTCCGACATTCAGCTTTAGCAAAATCTTGTCAATCGGCATATGTTCCGTTACCACCGTCAGGCCGCACTTCACGGCCACTTCATGCTCGAACGTGCAGCCGCAGGACAAGTGCCAGCCCTTGCACATGAAGACGGCATCGCAACCGAGCAGCATTTTCGTGTCCTCGCGCAAATGGTCTTCGTAGCTTGCGTCGGCTTTAAGCCCGTTGTCGAAAGGTACTACGACGGTGTGCCCTGCCGCCATGAGCCATCCGGCCACGCTCTCGGCGTGCCTCTTCTGCTCCTCAATGTCCTTGCCCGTTATGGGCAGCGATATGTAAACTTTCATCTGTTTTCTCGTCTTATTCACAATAAAAGTAGAATTTATTTTACCTCAAATTTGGAGCAAGAAGTCTGTCTCTCAATATAGTTTTCCACACAGATTTTATCTCTTCAGATAGTTTCTTCTCCGACTCGTTAAAGATTCTTGAATACCAGTTTTGTTTGTTACGAGGATTTATTAGCATCATAACATTGATGAAAAAGAATGGGATGTAGTTTTCCCTTTTCACTTTCAGACCTGTTTTTTTCTCCAAATGAAACTGTATCCCGTTTATATCTCTCTTGCTTTCTACACAAACGTTAACACATCTTTTTCCATCAGATACAAAGAAATTATATAAAGGATATTTAGTTAGTTCAAGATGTTTCTCAAATTCTACTCCATGAGCTTTCATAGATTTTACATATCTATAGTTGATTTTTCCTGTATAGCGAGAATGATTATCAGGCACTAACATAACCATGCCTACACCTGCCATTTCATCTTCTTTTTCATCTTCTCTAAACTCATCCATCATGGCTTTATAAATATTTTCCGCTTCTTCATGTTCGGCCTTGATTCTTTTATACTTTCCGAAATAGTGGATGAAACGGACAACTATGTATGTAATCAAAATTAGGATTAAAAAGACTACTGTAATCATCATTGTTTTTTGTTTTTAATATTTTTCACCACTATAGCATGGTGCTGAAAATAAGTTGTTTAACTTAAATTTGTCCGGCCTGTATCATAGCAAATATCCGGCCTGTTCTATGAGGTCGCGGAATGACTTTAAGAAATTATTGCGGATTTCCGCCTCTGGGAAAGACAGTAGTCTTTCGTATTCCAGACTTTCACCGAGAATGATTTTTCCGTTTGCTGTTGAAATGAAGTATTTAGGCTTGTCGGCATCCTCCCAATTCGGGAGCCAGCCCAATTGCTGCCACCAGACACGGAGGCAAAGAAGAAGGCTGCAAAGTGCTTTAACCGCCGTGTCGTCGCTGTTCGGCACCATGACATTCATACTTGTTTTGTTGCCCATAAGTTCTGAACATCCTTCGACCGTATCAGGCAGCTCTTTCAACTTGAAATAAACTTCCCGTGTGCCGACAAAGTCGAACTCGTATCCCTTGGGGATTGGTATTGATATTGTTTTTTCCATATTGTTTTTAGATTTTAATGTTAAAAGGTTTTCCCTTCAACGCCGGGCGTTCGCCTGTGACGAAGTCCGACAGTTCCTTCTCCGTCAACGGGAATAGGGGGTTGTACCTGTAATGCAGCGTGCATACGAACCTGCCGCACAGCATCACGTCAAATGTCAGCGTCTTCATTGTTCTCAACTTTTTCTATCGCTCTAAATATCTCGTATGCAACCTGCGGCACCCATGCGTTGCCCAACGCCTTCACCGCTTCGGCCCTCCACCTTGGAAAGGTGATACCAGCCAGTCCGAGGGAAACCCCATCATTTCTGTCACAAACAGGGGATTGAGTTGGGAAGTCCCTCCACCAACCTTGTGGGCAATCTGTTCCGACAAATTGCTGTTCTCTGCATTCTTCTTGTTGTGCCTTTTCAGACTTTCCATCGTAAAGTTCGCTCTCATACCGTCTGATGCGCGGGGTGTAAGTAGCATCCCGTGAAAGTCCAGGAAATCTGTCAGACCGTTCGGTCTCGTCTCTCCGTTCGCCCGGCTGTGGAATGTCTCTCCTCCGGCATCCTTCAGCTCCGCTACACGCCTTGCGTGGTGTATGTCCGTCACCATCGGGGTGGGGAGCAGATCTTTCCGTATCACTCTGCCTATCAGCGAGCTGCGTTTTGACTGGCTCGGAGGCAGCGTGGTATTTTTGCCGTCCTGCGCACACGGCGTCGGCAGCAAATCCAGCGGCATGAACTCCGTCTTTCCGTCCACATTGATTTTCAGCCCCTGCGTCTGCACGGTTGGCAACAATCCATATCCTGTCCCTGCGGTGGGGCGCTCCGACGGCACAAGCCGGAACAACAAACGGCTGGACGGCATATCCTTCACGCTCAAGACCCTCGCAGATTTCGTCGAGGGTGAACCGCTGCTCCTTTCGGAATATGTGATTCTCCTCGAAAATATCGTCTGTGCGTCCCACCGCAATATCCTCGCCGGACTGTACCATCGAGAGGAGGCCAGTAACGTTTTCACCAACGACCCAAGAGGGCTGTACCTCCCGTATTGCTCGAAGAGCCTCCGGCCACAGGTAGCGGTCGTCGTCCGCTCCTCTGCGCTGTCCTGCAAGGCTGAACGGCTGGCATGGAAACCCTGCCGTGAGCACGTCGATTTTCCCTCGCCAAGGGGTAAAGTCGGTTTTCGTAATGTCTTCATAACTCTTGCTGTTTGGGTACCAGTATTCAAGCACGCGGCGCGGAAACTCCTGTATTTCGCAGTGGAAAAGGCTTTGCCAGCCCATCCAGTCTGCGGCGATCTCGGCCGCGCCAATACCTGAAAACAGGCTTGCGTGTGTCTTAATCATCTTGTCTCTTCGTTGTCATAATCACCGGCTGCGACGAAGTGCAGCCCATACTTTTTGGCAAGGCGCGCCTCGGTGTACACCCTTCGCGTATCGCCGTCGTAGTAAAGCGTACGCGGCTCTCCGCTTACTTGGAAGTAGTTGTGCTTCCTAACCATCCGCCACACAGTCTGCCGTCCCTGCGTGGTGAGCTTGGCGAACTTGAACCGCGTCTTTTGCGGCAGTCCCGACAGCACGCGCAGCCAGTCCATGCGCCGCTTGCGTTTCCACCTTTCGCCCATGGCCTTATAGTCTATATTCACCCTCGCCTCGGACAGTCTCGCAATATTCTCCTGCCTGATGCGCTCCTCCGTTTCCTGCGTGTGCCTCACGCCGAGACGCTTCGCCCATGCTATGACGCGCGTCTTCGAATATCCGAAGCGTGCGCATATCTCCTTGGCCGTCATGGTGGGATAATACCGCCTTACAGTGTCCTCTATGCCCTCGCGCTTGGTTGAGAGGTCATGGCGCAGCTCTCCACCGTTCTCGCGCACAATGCGGTACACCGTGCTCATGCCGAGGCCGGCGGCCTTGGCCACATCTGTCCTCGGCCTGTCGTTGATGTGCGCCAGCACGTAATCAACCTGCGCTTGTGTTATTCTCTGTGTCAACATCGTTGTAAAGTTTCTTGATTATCCGTTTCACTTTCTCCAATTCCTTGAACCTCGCCAGCCGGTACGCGTTGTACGTCCGCGTGTCGGCGTGGTGGACGAAGGCCGGAGCATAGGCCAACACGCGCTCGCAGTGCTTGACGAAGCTGGCGAGCGTGTCAATCTCCGATTTCTTCATGTGCGGTACGTTTTATTTGTGAACGGTATTATGCACATCATTTCCCTGAGCCTGTCGGCTATACGTTCACCGTACCGTTCCTTTATCTTGCCCGGCTCGATGTTTGTCGTAACCATCGTGTACAGCTGCATCTCATAGCGTGTCATCAGAAGCTCTACAGTCGGTGTGAGGATATTGCCGTAGGACAGCACTTCCACGGGTTCGCAGCCAAGGTCGTCAACGGCCAAAAATGGCTGTTCGCACAAAGCCTTGAAATCCTTGCGGTTCTCATATATCCCCAGCACTTCGGTAGCGTTGACTTTACGGAATAACAAGCCTTCCTTGTCGAACAGGTAACCTGCGAGATTGCAGATGGCCGACATCAAGGTCGTCTTGCCGTTGCCCACTTCGCCGCAGAAGACCATCCCGAACTTGCCGGATGTAGTCAGGGCCTTGGCCGCAAGCCGGATGTGCGACGATGTCGGCCCGTCAAGCATGATTTTTCCATGCCTTGCGTTGACCTCCGCCGTATATGCCGCCAATATCAGGTCGTAAGCCTGCTGTTCGGTTACGTCGAGCTTAAAATGTGGAGTTATAGTTTTTCTCGACATCAGACGAGACATCATGGCTGCGACGTCTATCTTCATGTCTTCCGGTATCTTTTGCATAATTCTTGTCCCTTTTCGCCCAAGTGGCAAGCCTTTTCGATGTTTCCCATGTCGGCTGCTGCTCGAAGCGCATCTTGCTTTTGGATTTGTTCATTTCCGTCCAATATTCGAAAAACTCGCGTATCATTTCCTTGCCGTACTTATCGACATACGGAATTAAAGACCGACCGAAATTTTCCTTGCGTGAGAGAGTGGCGGCTTCAGCCGCTTTCTTTCTCTCTAATACGACGTTAGGAGTATTAGAGAGTTCTTTATATTCTTCTTCTTTCTTATTATTTGGGTTAGAGGTGGGTTGTTGTTTTGGCAGGTGGGTTGCCAAGTGGGTTAAGAGGTGGGTTGCTAACGTTTGTAATTCATTGTCAGTCAATGCGTTAAGTGGGTTAACGGGTGGGTTGCAAGGTGGGTTGACAACCGCACCGCCGTTGTATTTGTCATAATTCGTCAATGTTATGACATTCACCCCTTGGCTGTTGTCTGTCGTAATCATCTTTTCCCTTTTCAGTTTTCCGAGAAACGATTTCACCCATTGCTCTGAACGCCCCCATTTTTTCGCCAAGAACCTGTTGGAGGCCGGATATTGTCCCCTGTTCCATGTCACTTCGTAGCACCCGATGCGCGACGTAGTCGGTGATGCCTCAAATCGTGCAGACTGTATCAAGTCTATCCACGCTTCGCAGTCACTAAATGCCCGGGCGGCCTGCCATTTCTCGCTTGCGAAGAAACGACGGCTCAGCATGATATATCCGTCATCCATAAGTCAATTTGTCAAATATACATCGACTTCCCTTATGAAGTCGTCCAAACTCCTGCACACGACGTACTTGTATTCCCCCTCGGCGCAAACCTCTTGCTGCCACGCCTTTTGGCTCTCGCTCTGCCTGCCTTTCGGGGTCTTCATCTCGATTAGCAGTGCATGATAGTCGGCGTTGGGCACAAGCAGTATCAGGTCTGCCACCCCTGCGAGCACGCCCTCCTCCTTGAGCCTCGCCCCCGTTATGCCGTCGCGCCGCCCACCGTTCGGCACGGCAAACAGCCGCGGCGACAGGTGCGGGTATTTCAGCCGGAACCATCGGACGCACGCCGTCTGTATGCGGTGCTCCTCGTCGGACGGTGGCTTGCGCACGGAGTTGCTCCATTGTCTACGGAACTCGTCGAACTTCATATTATAAGTATTCTTTATATTTTTCAATCTCTATCTCCATGAGCTGCACCAGTCTCGCATCGTCGGGCGAAGGGATGTATATCCCTGCCTTGTTTGCCGCCCAATTACGCCACCTGTCGATAGATAGGCTCATTTCCTCTTGCGTGAGCGATGCCGACGAACGCCATACCTCGATGTGGCCGAGAAACTTGTCGTCCCTCTCCCTGCGGAATATGTCGGGGTTCACCAACCGCTTGTAGTAGTATTGCTTGACGTACTCCAGCGTGTCGCCCGTCTGTGCGGCGAAGTAGCCGAGAGCGACGTGGAGGAAGCTGTTTTGCCGCAAAGACCTGACCTTGCACTCCTTCAGCTCCACCACGCTGCCCTTTTCCATGAGCTTTGCGGCACGGAGGTGAAAATTCCCGCGTTGCAATTCGTTGGATAGGTCATACTTCATCAGAACGGTAAATCAGAAGGTTCGTCACTTCCCTGCGCAGGAGGGAAGAAGTCCGCCGCCTGTTCGGGCGTTGGCCTTGCGCCGCGCTCGCCCTGTATCACCGCATTGCCCTGCGGCTGCGGTGCTGGTGCTTGCGCAGTCGGCTGTTGTGGTGGTTGCTGATGCCCGGCACGTTCAATCTTGTAGCCGCGCACGCTTGTGAAATACCTTACCTCGCCTGTCTGCTTGTCGGTGTACTCCCGTCCGTTCAGGTCAAAGGATATTGTCACAAGCTCGCCCTCGTTGTAGTCGTCGAGCTGCCTGCAAGCCTCCTCTCCGCCGAACTCCAGCATCGGCCAGTTGTCGAACTTCTTTTGCCCCGTGTAGGGGTCGAAGCGCGAAGCGTCGAGTATCACCTCGCGCTTGTAGAACGTGTTGCCGGTAGCCTGCGACGTTATTGTCTTCGTGGGCGTTATCTTGTGTATGCGCCCGGTTATAGTGTTTGCCATTTCAAATATTGCTTTTCATTAAGTATTGTTCTACATCTCTGTATCTTACCCATTCCATGAACTCATGCAGAAGGTTTGCGTTGTCCTGTTCCATATTTGGGTACCGGTAGACCGTTATCGGTTCGTGCCGCCTTAGCGGCAGCCCCCTGACGTCATAGCCGTGCTTGTCCTTGTTGTACCCTTCGAATACGAACAGGTCGAAGTGGAACACGTCAACCCCGAACAGCTGCATGTAGTAACGCCACTGGCACGAGTTGATGTAGTCGGTGTCTTTCGGCGCGCTGTACTTCGTCTTGATGTCGCGTATTTCCGTGCCGTCTATCATGTCCGCGCAGCCTGTCACCACAGCCTCGCCTAAGTCCATGTACTCGCGTATCTCATGGAATGCGCCGGGATGCTCGTTGCGGTATTCGAGCGCGACCCGGCATTGAGGCATGTCCATTGTCACTCCGTAGCCGTCGATGTCAAATTTCCTGCCGCACGGCACGGGTTCTTCCATATCCTTGCCGTAGTAGATGAACTTGCGCACGCCCTGCGGCACTTTCTCCGCCACCGGCCGCCCGGTTTCCACAATTGAGTGGAAAGCCGTGCCGATGCGCGTGTACTCGTTGCCGGTGAACTCCTGCGTGATGACGTCTATTACGCTCTGCTCCGTTATCTCGAAGCTGTCGTACTCGCCCTGCCTCGTCCATCTGCGGAAAGCCTCTATCTGTGTCACCCTTACGAGTGGCTTGTCAAGCTGCTGTTTCATTCGCAATGAATTTCTTTGCCTTGCCGTCGTAGGTGAAGCCCTTTCCGGCAAGTGATTTCTTCATTTCCTCGAAAAACGGCTTCTTCAATACTTGCGGCAGTTCCTGGCTCGCGCCCAACAGCGCGTCAACCTCTTCTTCGGTCACCGCAGCCGCCAGCTGTTCCCTAAGCCCGGCAAGCGTCTCGTTGGCCTTGCGCTGCGCCTCGCTCTTGTTCTGGATGGACTTCTTCACGTCGGCAATAATGTCGGCCATGAAATTGCCGAACCTTTTGTCCGTGCTCTCTGGTATCTGCAAGGCTTGAAGACCTGCCACATTCTTGCCCACGAAGTTGTCCATAGGCTCGAACGTTATCGTGCGCCGTCCGTTAACCTTGCTGATGTAGCCCACTTGGTCGGCTATGCGCAGCAGCAGGTCTTTGCTCTGCCCTGTGCAGTCGGGCGAGTGCTTGATGATGTCACCCTCGGCTGTCTCCTTGTCGTGGCAGATGAAGATGATGTCCGAACCGTTGGAGCGCAGGAAGTTGACGAACGACTTGAAGTCGTCGGCCATCTGCCCGAAACGCTTTAGCGAATTGGTCTTAAGCTTGTAGTTCTGTTCCACGGCGAACACGGACAAGTAGTCGTCAAGCATCGCCTTGGCCGTGTCAACGATGATTGTCTTGTAGCCTTTCATCGTCTCGCGCTCCGCGTCAATGTCCTGCCACTTGTGTGCTTCCAGCGTGTCGACGCGCTGCACGGCTCGGTCATAGCCCCTGTCGGTGTCTATCAGCAAGGGGTTGTCGGCGGTGATGGCCGCACTCGTCTTTCCACATCCCGGTTGTCCGTAAAGGACAAGTATTACTGGACGTTCCGGGGTAACGTCGTTCTTCTTGATAATCATAGTCAATATTGCATTAAAATGTCGTATGTCATTTCTTCCAGCCTGCCACTGTCGAACTCCACGTCCGAGAAGTCCGCCGTCTCGCTGTCGAAGTCCTTTACATGGCATTCGGCGCACACCGGGGTTCGGGCGTTGGTGTCTTCCTCCACGTCGTAGTCCACGTGCACCTCCATGCTCACGTAGAACGTCTCGCCGTCCCTGTCTATGCGTCCGCTCTCGCCAACCGCGCACTGCGAGGCAAGCTCCCAATAGTCGTCATCTGTAAGTTTCATGATACAAATTCTTTAAAAGCCAATAAGTAGACATCGTATGTCTTCTTGACAACATAGAACAAGATGCAGCCAAACGAATGCCCTACATCATTTATGTCTAATATTGGGTAAGGTTCGTTCTCTATTTTGTCGATGTGTTTTTCCACGTCTTTCGACTTGAAAGCCTGATTGAGGCTTTCTTTTATCCGTTCAAGGATTTCATCGCCGTAAGGCTCGAAATGTGCCTTTATTTTCTCTTGGTTCCTTAAAGCCCACCTCATTGTTTTTTTAGTATTTTATTCCACTTATTTACCACGTCCTTTCCGCACGTGTGGCAGAACAGCACGAACGCTACTATTAAGGCTGTTATGTCGCCCGTAACAGCTGCGTGGCCGGTTGCCAGCGCAAGCAGCGCGATTGATAGCTTCTTCATCGTCAGTCCAATTTGAATTTTATCTTTATCAATTTTGCCATGGCCTTGTACTGTTTTTCATAAACAGTACCGGCGTGTGTCTCCTCCACCTTGCGCACGAACGCGTCAAACGTGCCCCGGAAGCATCCGCAGGTAACCTCCACCTCGCCCAGCCTGGTCATGTACGCGTGGGTATGCCTGTTTTGAGAGCCGAAGCAGTCGAAGCCGCAGTGCTTGTCGTTGCTGTCAATATCCGCATTGCCGCTCACCCAAGCATTGCCGCTCACCCGTGCATCGCCGCTCACCCAAGCATTGCCGCTCACCCGTGCATCGCCGCTCACCCGTGCATCGCCGTACACCCGTGCATCGCCGCTCACCCAAGCATCGCCGTACACCCGTGCATCGCCGCTCACCCAAGCATTGCCGTACACCCAAGCATTGCCGCTCACCCAAGCATTGCCGCTCACCCGTGCATTGCCGCTCACCCAAGCATTGCCGCTCACCCAAGCATTGCCGCTCACCCAAGCATCGCCGTCTTGCGACAGGTTCGCCTCCTTCTCTATGAATCCTCCCAGCTCTCCTTCTTTTATCAAGCCAAAAGCCTTTGTGCATTTGATTTGAAACATTTTTATGCCCAAATCATTGATAAGGCATCTGTCTGTTAAAATGTATTTCTTCTCCATATCTTGTGTGTTTTTTGTTTTTCCTAAAAAAGACTTGCCGGTTCTCGCGAATGGGCAAGCCGAAAATATCAGTTCTTTGAAACATTGAATTGCAATGTCGTGGTGCAGCCGTCCGCGAGACGGGATGCAAGTCGTCAGCTTTCCCTGCGCCTGTTGTGTCGGGGTTTTGGTCGTTTATTGTAAAAGCCCCTCCATTCCGAAGCGTTTAATCCTTTACAGAGGGGCTGCTCCTACGCTTTGCTCGCAGGAATATATGTTGTGTCATTATGGCCTTTGTGAAAGCCGCCGTGCCTCCCGGCATGGGCGGCCTAACCTAATCGTGAAAAATACCAAATACTAAATTAGGACATTTGAAAAGAAAGTGTCCATGGAAAGGCCGTGCGGACTTCACAGCAGGCACGGCCACAACGTTAATGTAGTGTTTTACGTTCTCATCACATCTGAGATTTCCACATGCTGATTGATACTTTCGTCTTCTGCGGATAGTTCTCGTGCCCCCATCGAAGGGCAGCACCAAGTGAAACATTCAAAAACTCGTGCAGCACGGGATATAGCGTCAATGCTTCGATATGTCTTTGAACATTGTGGGAACAGAACCATAGACTGGCAGCTTGCCGTCCCATTTCTGTATCCACATCTGTTCGAGAATGGCCGGGGTGAGGGATTTCGTGCGGAGTTCGTTTGCCTTGAACTCGGCCTCTGCGGCGACAATTTTCTTTTTGGCTTCCGCCTCTACGACCTTAAGCTCGTTTTCCACCCTCATCGCTTCTTGTACAGCCTTATTCTTGGCGTTCACGCTTTGGACTATGACGTCCGGGTATTTCAACCCGGATGTGAGCTGCTCCAACTTGAAATTCTCCTTTTCAAGCGTCTTCGCCAGGTGTTGCTCTATGGATTTCTCCACCAAAGCGCGGTTGGACACTATCTCGTCAGTGGTGTACTTGTTGAGCTGTATTCGGAAAGCGTCTTTCACGTAGTTGTAAAGCGTGCCCTCAATCACGTCTTTCAACTCCTTGCGGTATTTCTTGAATACCACAGGCGACTTGCCGTCGATTATCTTCAGGGAGATTGTCGGGTCGATGGTGAACTCCGAGCCGTCCTTGGCGTTGATTGTAAACGGCTTGTAGTCGATTGTCTGTACGAACGTGGGGTATTCGTAAACTTCTTCCGTAAACGGGTTGTACCATACGCGGCCTGAACAGAGGCTTACTTCGTCAACCCCCTTTTCGTTTCCGTACAGGTTTACAAGGATACCCTCGCATCCTGCGTCGATACGTTCCGAACACGACGTGCACGCCAATGCGGCAACCAAACAAAGGATAATGTTTTTCTTTTTCATTTGAACTTGATTTTATTTTTGTTGTTAAACTTGAAATTCGTGAAAAACCTCGTTTTTAGGCTTAAAAGCACGTATGCGACCATGAACACCGCGCCTGCCATGTTGGCCAGTGTGTCGCTCGCTGTAAGCATCTTGCAAAGCAATGAAAACACAAGCATGGAGACAACCAACCAGACTGACATTGTAAGAAATTTCTTGTACATATACTTATTGTTTTATTTGCTCCCTGCGCCCCCTTCGAGGGCAGTGCCTTGCGCACAGCGCAGGGATATGTCGCTCCGGCGTCAGCAGACCGTGGGACGCCCAGCCCCACATCTTTATGGCTCGTGGACTTGCCGCCTTTAGCCGTATGTTCGTTCAATTCTTTATATTCAGCCCTACTCGCGCCCTCGATGCAGGGTCGCCGATTGTTAGTCTCTCCTGCATCCTCGCTTTCGTCTTCTGTCCCAGCATGTCAAGGAGCTATTTTCCCAAGTCTACCTCGGGCGGCTTACTTGCCTTCGGCTTTGCGCTCCGGGAACCTGTATTGTGCCCTGCTCGGTATCGAACCGAACGCCCTCACGGGTTGGCGCGTCACGCACAGGGCTGAATAATGATACAAAAATGAAATCGAAAGAAAGCATAAATATCAAGTGTCATACAACCCTTCCTTTTTCCACAAGCCTGTCGATGTCTGACTTCTTGTAGAATATAGCGCCGCGCACTTTGTAGAAGCGTATCTGCGCATTGGCTCGCAAGTCCTTGAAAAAGTCGGCAGACATACCGAGATAGGCTTGAGCCTCCTTGTTATTGAGCCAAACTTTATCGATTTCAATGGTTTTGCCTTGTTGTCTAATAATGTTTCCCATAAACTTCTTAAACATTTTCATCGAAGGGCTTACTTTCTATTTCACGCAGTCGAACCTCTGAAGCCTCTATACCTGTATGCTGCTCATACATTTTCAGTTTAAGCGCGGCACGTAGAATTTCATTTTTCATCGTATTGTTAGCTTGGCTTATGAGTTTCGCTTGCGCGCAAGCTGTATTCTCGGATATTTCCCCTCTATCAAGTTTTGCCATTAATCCAAATGTGAAAGCTAACAGCGATTTTGCGTTACATGGTGTCGGGGTTTGTTTTGTTATATTCTGTTCCATTCTTTATTTATTTTATAAAATTTCTTTATTAAAAATTCTGAAAAGAATTGCACGATTATCAGTCTATACTGTTCGGAAGTATCATCATCCATATTTTTTAGATATTTCTTTGTCTTTGCTTTTAAGCTATCTAAAAGTGGTTTTGAAATTCTTTTATGCGTAAACCTGTTCCTTTCTTCTACGAAAGAAACAATGTCGCATATAACAGTATATAGGTGAGGAAATCTGCAATCAAAAGAGGACATGATATAGTCATGAATAGAGACTTCGCATACAACAGCGTCGTGTAAGTCTGGATATAAAACCATACCAGTTTTCCAATCAATATGTCCTAATTCTTCCTTTGTATATTTATATGTATATATATTCCAAATTCTTTTTGGCGGACATTTAAGATGGAGTGTGTTTTGTAGTAGTATTGAAACATCTTCATCTAATTCATAACCATATAATTCCCTTAAATATATTTTTTGTAGTAAATAATCATTTGAATTATACTTTAGCATTTTAAAGTATAAATATGTTTTATCTATATCATCACAGATGGGTGGAATACAATAACCTTTTGAGATTTCTACCGATAAATTTTTATGAGTAGTAAGAGTATTACAAATGGTATTTATTGTCATGTTACTACTATAATTATATATTTGTGGTACATGGATTTTTCTTGCACGTTGGCCAAGAAGAGAAATAATATCAGCGATTGGAAGAAAATTTATCGTTTCTGGATATATGAATTTAATTGTACGTTTTTTACCACCTGTTAGAATAGACAAGATTATAGTTCTTGTCTTTGTCTTACCGTAAAAAGACAAATCGTAATTATATTCATATTCCCCTGAGGGTGAGAAAACATAAGTTTTGTTATCTATCGCATAATATAAACCCATATCTGACTATCTCGTATTTATTCCATCCTTGTTACTTCAATCACTCCCTTTTCGCGGTTGACGTGGGAGCGGAACTTTTTGCCCGTCACCATTCCGATGTTAGACATTGACGACTTGACGTGCAATGCCTTTTTTATATCGAAAAACACTTTTTCGCCAACTTCCATAGTCCTTAAAGTTGGTTGGATAGGTTGTTTTATTTCCATTTCCTTTGACATATCCATTTTATTTACTAACTTTACGATGCAAAGATAAACAAATTGTATTTATCTACAAAGTGTTTATGTATAAACATCTACAAATTGTATATAATTAACATTTGCAATATGAATAAAAGGGATATGTTGGAAAGCCTAATAAATTATTATACTGATGGCAATAAAGCAAAGTTTGCAGCTAAACTCGGTATAAATGCGCAGAATATAAGTGCCTGGCTTGCAAGAAATACATTTGATGCAGAGGTTATTTTTAGCAAGTGTGAAAATGTGTCTGCATCATGGCTTTTATCGGGCTTAGGGAATATGATTAATACAGACCAACAAAATATTGATGCACAATCTTTAATTGAAAATAAAACAAATAAAGAACTTGTGGAGCTATGCAAACAACTTGTTGCTAATTATAAACAGAGAGATAGTATTGTTGCAAAATTAGTTGATATGATTTAATATATGAGAACAAGATATTTTTTTATTATATTAGGTGAAACTGAACAAGAAAAAAGACAGTTCCAACTAAAGCGTATTCAGAGTATTGGAGAATGCCATATTCTTACAGAGAATACATATTTACTTACAGCAAATCCTAAAGAATTTGAATATGACTCAAATAGAGTCATGGATATTGTTTCTGGAGAAGATCGTTTAAATTGTATAGTCATTCAGTTTGTTTCACCGTTTGACATGTCTTGGTGTATAGAAGAAGAACTCTCGGATTACATATCAGCAATATCGAATAAGATAGATTCTAATTTTAATCATTATGAGGAATAAAAAAAGTGGAGTTACAAATATAAAAGTTCCTGAAATAGAATTGAATGATATTGTAAACAATAAAACAGCAATAATACAGATAATTAACAGGCTTAATGAAACTGAAAAAGAGAAAGGTTTACTAACTAAAAAAATTGAACAAACTCAAAAAGATATTCCATCCTTAACATTAAGGATAATTTTATCTGTTGTAAGCATTGTAGACTGTATAATTATTGGTATTGCAATTAATTTAATAACAGATGCAAATAAACCATCAATGCTTCCTGTTGTATTGTTAATAATTGGTATAATTCTTATGTTTTCTGAAGTAGCGGCAAAGATATGGTACGTGAAAATAGATAATTGTTGGAAAAAATAATTAGATGTAAGGGACTGTCAAAGTTTATTGATGAAAAATACGAAAACAGCTAATTAGTAGTAAATATGGAAGTAATGGAAGTATTTAATAATTTTTCTGGGTGGCAAATTCTATTAGTGATATTCATTATTTGCGGTGTAGTTGTCTTTGCAATCAGCAAGAAATATGATTTTAATCTATGTGGCTTTAAATTTACAAAATCGAAGAAGAAAGATAAAACGACCAAAATAAGTATAGATAAAAGTAATATAGACGGTGGTATTATAGGAGGTACTAAAAATACTGTAATAAATAATGGGATTAGCGAAAAGCGCGTGCGAGAGATATTTGAAGAAGAACGACCAGAAGCTATTACCAACGAAGAAATAGACAAAATATGTAAATGACAGAGTGTGAGAGGATTTAGTGTGTAAAATCAAAGCGAGGTAATCATAAGGACGAATTTCAGCACATATCGACAATGAAGATTTTTACGCAAAAGGAAAAGAATGTATGGAAGAACCGTTCTCTAAAGGAGTTCAGGCTGCGTCTCCAGTACAAGGAATGGAGGCGTAAGAAAAACAGGAGTAAGAACGGAAGGAACTCCGAGCAGAGAACAGGCGATATATACCGGGATAAATTCAAGGGGTATAAATGGGTGAAAGCCCCCACGGTGTTCTCCATGACGGAGAACACCGAAGAAACTCTTGAATTTATTTCCGAACTTGAAACGTACCTTGGCAGCAGGAAGAAAGTGTTTGTGAATTTGGAAAAGGTGGAGGTGGTGGCTCAAGGCGCGATAGTTGTGCTGTTGTCGATAATGATGAAATTCAAGGAAAAGCATATTGATTTTAACGGCAACTTCCCGAAATCACGGAGAGCGAACAATATCCTCCGTGAATCGGGCTTCTTCCAAGAACTGTACAGGGACAAGAGAAGTGACACAATTCGGAGGAATAGGATTTTCACCCATGCCAACAAAATTGTAGACCCGAGGCTTGCAAACGAGATTATATTGGAGACGTCGGAAAAAATATGGGGCGAGGCGCGCCGTTGCAAGGGCGTACAGAGAATATACATAGAACTGATGTTGAACACGAACAACCACGCATCGTCAACAGGGCAGGCGGAGCACCATTGGTACACCACCGTGCATTACATCCCGGAAGAGAACAAGGCGTGCTTTTCCTTCATCGATTATGGTGTCGGCATAATACAGAGCATGAAAACTGACAGAAAAAGCAGGTTTTACAACGTGATACCGAAAATTTTGAGTAAATTTGGCACGCAAAGCAACGCTGACTTGTTGCTGCTGTTGCTGAAAGGTGACATACACCGCAACACTTCCACTGGAAAGTATTATCACGGGAAAGGGTTGCCGTGCATCTTCAATGCGTGTGACGAGGGGAAAATATCCAACGCGGTTATTATATCAAATGACGCAAAAGTGGAGTATAAAGGTAAAATCGGATACAAATTACAGAGCAGTTTTAACGGCACTTTCATATATTGGGAATTATCAAAAGACAACTTAAGCATAAAATGA